CGTTTTGTGGCTTGTCGATCTTATCATCGACAGCACCGAAGGCAACGTCGGAATACCGATCGGCAATCAAACTTCACAGCTTTTCGCCCTTATCTACCTTGACGGGCTGGATCACTTCGTAAAGGAAAAGCTGGGTATCAAATATTACGGGCGCTATATGGACGACTTCTTTTTGATCCATCACGACAAAGCATATTTGCAGGAGTGCCGGAAGCAGATTGAAGCGTTCGTACAGGCGCGCGGGCTTTCGCTGAACGCGAAAACAAATATCTTTCCCTTAAAACACGGCGTTGATTTCTTGGGCTTTCATACATACTTGACCGAAAGCGGCGCGGTGATCCGCAAGGTGCGCCGCAGGAGCAAAAACAATATGAAGCGGAAGTTGAAGAAATTAGCCGCCCTTCACGCGGCGGGACGGATCGACGCAAAGACCGTTGAACAATCCTATCAAAGCTGGAGAGGACACGCCGAAAAGGGAAACAGCTATCACTTGATCCGGCGGACGGATCAGTATTACAACAGCTTAATGAAATCAAAGGAGGCGGCACAATGTCAAAAACATTAGGCAGTTTGTCGGTGGGCGCGAAGATTGAAGTTCCGGTTCTTTCGGCGTATCAATCGCGCTTCGGATCGAAGATCGTTTTCAAGATCGCCGACAAGAACCACAGCGGCTACCCGTCGAATTCCGTAACGCTGATTACGGAAAAGATCATTCAGTTAATGTGTTTCGACGCGAAAGAACCGAACAACAGCAACAGCGACCGGAAACAATACGGCAATAACCGCTATCAGCATTCAAACATTCTGCAATGGCTGAATAGCAACGCGGCGGCGGGCGCATGGTACAGCGCAAAGCACAGCGCAGACGCGCCGCCCACAAACGCGAACGTATGGAACAATTACAACGAGTACGACGCGTGGGCGGGCTTCCTTGCTATGCTTGATCCGAAGTTCGTTGCGGAGCTTCTGACCACAACACAGACCGTCGCAAGGAACACCGTTACCGACGGCGGAAGTTATGAAACGGTAACGTCAAAAATGTTCCTTCCGTCCACCACCGAAGTGGGGCTTGCGAATGAAAACAATATCGCAGAAGGAACGCTTCTTGCGCTATTCAGCAACGACGCTTCCCGCGTCGCTTATCCTACGGCGCAATGCGTGAGCAATTCGGAGTACACGGACGCTAATTTCAGCACGTCAAAGGGCTGGTATTGGTGGCTACGAACGCCTTATTCGTCGTACGCCCGCAGCGTCCGCTACGTCTATTCGGGCGGCTCTTTGAACAACAGCAACGCGTGCAGCGGCAGCTGGGGCGTTCGCCCGCTTTGTAATCTTAAATCTTCTATCTTGGTATCTGACAGCCCGAACAGCGACGGAAATTATACGGTAATCTACAATTCCGCGCCTTCCGCGCCGCCCAGCATTACCGCGCCAGCAACGTGTTACAGCGGGCAGAACATCAACATTTCTTGCGCGGCGGCGACCGATCCGGACGGCGACGCGCTGACCTATTGTTTCGAGCGCTCATACAACAGCGGCGCGTGGACACAGGTTCAAGCGTCCGCAAGCAGGACGTTCACGGAAGCGGTATCGACCGCGTGGAACACGTTAAAATACCGCGTCCGCGCAAAGGACAGCTACGGCAATTATTCCGCATACACCACAAGCGGAGATATTGCCGTAATTCATAACCAGCCGCCCGTGATTTCCGGCAGTAATGCCGATCTTGGGATCAAGCGCGCCGATTTCACCTATCAATACAGCGTAACCGATCCGGACGGCGACACGGTGAACGTTGTTGAAAAGATCGACGGAAAGACAATCGCGACGAAGAACGCGATCACGCTGGGCGCGACGCAGACGCTTTCCGTTTCCGGAAACACCTTCACGGCGCTTACGAACGCAAAGCACACGATCACGATTACGGCGACCGACAGCGCGGGGAATAGCGCCGTCCGGACGCTGACGTTCACGAAGTCGATTGCGGGCTTCGTTATCACGCTTTCAGCGCCGCTGGAAGCCAACAGCCAGCCGACACGCGCAAATGTCAAGGTAACGCGCGACATTCCGGCGGGCGGCACGTTCAAGGTTGAAGTTACGAATAATCCGTTTGACGCGTCCCCCGTTTGGGAGGATTGCACGAACGCGGTTATTCAAGGCGTTGCACACGTTTTCACAAACAAGATCAACACGGCGGCACAACACGGAATGAATATCCGCGTAACCGTCCAGCGCGGCGACGCGCTGACCGCTTGCTGGGTATCGGGGATCGGGGGGAATTTTGAATGAGCGTAATTCACAAGAAGAGCAACGGCGGAGCTTCCACCGAAATTGAAAAAGAGGTTCGGGAAGTCAAAGCGGCGGGAGAGCAAACCGCCGCTTTGCTTGCCCTATCCTTCAAAGCGCAGATCGTGCAGGATCGCGCCGCCGGAACGAACGTCATTTCCGACGCGGCGATCCTG